CATTCCAATGTTGTAGACTTCAATGTTCAGAAGGCCTGCTCAATGTCCACCAGCTGCTTATACCCGATGGCGAAATCTTCGGCAGACAAGGTGTCATCCCAGTACGGACCCGTCCTCACTTCCCTTGTTTTATACTGGAACCATGCACAGTTGATCCCGTGCCAGCGTGTCACCGAGATGGTCAAAGCGTTAGTGAACCATTCGATGAGGGCAGGCACGGTCGTGAACATGACGAGACGATGGCTCCCTGTGGTAGAAGCAGCGACCGAAGAGATCGAAACGGCGTTGCTCGCGTCCAAGACGTTACACGTCGATGAAACCAGAACCAGTCTGCGTGTGAACGGGAAGAACCAATGGATGCACGTGGCTTCCACTGCCAAGGCCACCCGATACGGACTGCATCGTTCTCGTGGCAAGCAAGCGACGGACGACATCGGGATCTTGCCGCGGTACAAAGGAACGATGGTGCACGATGCGTATTCGGTGTACCCGATGTACAGAGAGGCGAGCCATGTTTGCCATGCCCATCATCTCCGGGAGCTTCGGGCATATACCGAACTGTACGGCCATTCATAGTCGAAAGAGATGGCCGAAGCGTTGTTGGAGATGAAACAGGCGGTGGAGAACGCGGGCGGAGCTCTACCGGAAGAGGAAGTTCGGTATTGGGAAGCCGTGTACGACGAGCGTCTAGCGAATGGTCGCCGAGAACTCGAGGAGCGTTGCCAACAAGGCAAACACGGCGGCGTCCACCATGCGCAACGTTTCATCCAGCGCCTAGAAAAGCGTAAACAAGAAGCGCTTCTCTTCTTGCGAAAGAAAGAAGTGCCGTTTGACAACAACCAAGCCGAGCGCGATTTGCGGATGGTGAAAGTCAAACCAAAAATTTCTGGAACGTTTCGTCAGGAAGACGATGCCAAGGCTTTCTGTATCATTCGTAGCGTCATTTCTACCCTGCAAAAACACGGAAAGCCGGTGTGGGAATCGTTGCAAAAACTTCTAAGTGGGGAGTCTCTTCAAACGCTTCTCCATTCCTCCTAGGGCGTTTTCGATACCGGAAATGCCCTATTGGTGCTGGATTCTGAAAATCGCGCTAGTATCGGGCTGAATGGATACCTTGATACATACGCACACTTCGATGCTGTTATACCGGAAAGCGAACATCAAATATATCTCAAAGCGTCTTGGCCATAAGGATATAGGGATCACATTGCAAACCTACTCACACATTTTGGACAAGCTGGAACAAGCGGAAAATATGCTCCTCGATCAAATCATGGATGATCTATATCATGCCAAATAGCCGTGCAAAATTCGTGCAAAATTTTTTCGGATTCTATCGTTTTTTTCGGGATTTCCTGAAAATGAAAAACGACCGCAAACGCGGTCGTATCAAGGCTTCCACGACTTTTGGCCGTGGGCTATCGAATTCCAAGGATGCCGATGGTGGGAGTCGAACCCACACGGGGGCTACCCCACACGATTTTGAGTCGTGCTAAAAAACGGCACTAAATGGAATATATTTAAAACTACCGATGTATCAATAGTTTTCCTGCAAGATTTTTTTCTGATTCAAAAAAATTTTCTCATACGACTTTAATTTTTCTTACAATATATCATACATAATTTATCCCCTGTTTTCAATATTAAATTTATGATAATTCACACGTCAAAATAAGCAACCCCGTTCTTGTCAGATCAACATCAATAACCTTCCATTTTTTATTCATCACTTCAAATGTCGAATTGACAGCAAATTTTTCTCTATTCTCTTGCGAATCTTGCATTGTAACAATCACTTGATTCTCTGGCACTCTGATAGGCGCAAAATCGTCTATTTTAAAATTGTATTTGTCAATGATTACAGGAACATTGATTGATACAGTTGGATGACATTCTTCAATCGGCTCTCCGAAATCATTATGCCCAACTATTTCACATACTTCCTGCCCTTCAATTTCAATTACATAATTACAACGTCTCATTAATGCTTTTTTATATAACCCTTCTGTCACATCAGACACAATTAGATAGTTTTTTTTATTGTGTAGAATTAAATTCCCACGTTGAATCGGCTCAAGAGTATGTATATATATGTCCTCATAATCGCCGATTTTTGTATTTGTAATAATTGCTTTTTGCTCGACATTATCTATCGAAACCGTTTCACCGACTGAATCAAGAAGAAATTGAAAATCGGATGTATCAAATGTAAAAGGATTCATTTTTTAACCTCCTTATCAAGTAACATCATAAAAGATGATGTCGCCAAAATGGTAACATCATAAAAAAAGGGGGAATGGATAATCATCCCTCTCACTGCGTGATTTTTCTGTCACTCTGTCGCATTTTACGACAGAGTATTAAGAGTTAAACAACATGAACACTTGCTCTTGTTCATCATCTTTCATACTGCGAATTTTCCGCTCCAGTTGATCTATACGTGCAAGAAGGTTTTCATGAAAGTCGCTAATAGTCATGTCATCGAGTTTGTAGGATTTCATGAGTTTTGGATTATTGGCGATTGATTCGAGGATACTTAAAGCCGTCTTATAAATGTTACGTTTATTGGTTGCACTGGAAGGAACGTATTCATCGTGGGCTTTTAAACAGTTTTCTTCTAAATATACAATCAATTCGTTTTGATCTAATTCAATACCTTTAATCTCAAGCATAAGACGTTGTAAGTTGGTCATATACATCATTTCCTTTCATTTTATTTTTATGGAATGAGTAATCATAGGCAAAGAGAATTTATTTTTAATAGAAACGAGCAATATTTCATCTATGTTAAAAAACGTTGATATATAGGCATTTTTGAAATGTATAGTGGATGTGTGAAAAGTATTGAAAAATCAACGTTTTTGAAAGGTAGAGAATTAAAAGAAGGTCTTCAGAAATTGTAAAAACTATTCGTGCGTGAGTAAAAGCGTTTGCTAGCGCAAATTTTTTCAATTTAGGGGTGTCCTTACTATACAAAATCATGCATATTGTATTCATCGACATAACGTTTTCTAGTTTACATAATAGCCATTATGTTAAACACCATTATTTGACAAATGTTGATTTATCAACGTTTTTCTGTCAAGTAAAATTACTTGATTTTATACCCTATACAGTATATTTTTTCACAAACTTTATGCAAAATACCTTGTGAATCCGCTATATATCAATAATATAACAATGCATAAACTTTGTGAAATATAAGTTTCGATAAAACTTTGGTTTTATCATTTTTTGACACAAATTATACAGTAATTGCATAAAAGATGTATAAAAAAAATCACGTCAAATTGGTCCATTTATACGCCTAATTACGATCAATTTTGGACTTGGCCGCCTGCATGGCCCAACCTTTTTTTAAAATTGGCTTTATGTGCCCATACATAACAGGCGCGTGAAGGCGGATATAGTATTTGTCAACTCAATCACTTGTCACGTTTACATTTTCATTAACACAACATCTTGTGTCTTGTTATCAACTCCACTACTATATGTAGTGTCATTTTCTTCCTTCAACCTCGTAAGTTCCTGCTGAACATCATGTACATATGGATTTTGTTCTAACATCGTATGTATACTAATTCCGCCCATCTCTCTTAATGCTTTCATGTTTTCAATAATTTCTTTATCCGAACTTGGCAACGCATATTGGAATACAAGCCCTAACGAAACAAATTCATCATCTGTAAACGTTACACCTTTATATGCAAGCAATCGTCTAATTCTCTCAAAACGTTGCTCAATACCTTCCCTCATAAATTGTTCATTTTGTACTGCTTTCATCATTGCTAATTGATACAAGATTCTAACTGCTTCAGTTGAGACATTTGAAATATCTGTACGCCCTACCGCAATAGCAGGCATATGTGCTACCGTGTAGAGTGCATTGAGAAGTGTTTCATACAACGTATCAAATGCTTGACTATCGAATTTATTCGATACAAATTCAAAACTTGCCCCATCGTCAAGAACCAATCCAGCACCAATAACATCAGGCAATCCTTCACCTTTTAGTTGCTGTCCTGTAATAACTGGTATACCTGTAATATATTTGTAATAGGCATCGACTGCACGACTAGTTAGATCTTCAAGCGAATCCAAAATGCTAATCCAGTTTTCCAATTCGCTTTTACCTTCATTCTCATTAATTTCATTCATCGTTTTATAAATAATCGGAAGCCCCGATAAATTCGCAAATCTTCCTGTCATTCTCAATTCTCCGCCTTTGTTGTCATATACTTCAACAACATCTTCACTATAAACAATATAATAATCAATTCCATCCACCATATACGCTTGAATGAAGGCGATCATTTCATTCACATCATTCCAAACAGGGAAACCTTCAGTAGCATCTATGAGTTTACTTCTAATTACATTCTTATCTAAATACACATACTCATATACTTGCCCAAATTTTATCATTTTGTCCATAATCCGGTAATTAAGCCGATCATATTTCCCTTGACGATTTATCTTTTGGTATTCTTTTACAATTCTTTCTTTCCCTATAATGGTTACTGGATTTTGTAGCAAAAATGATACTTGGAAATTAGTTAACGTCAACGCATGATTAAGCACAATCTTTCTCGGCACATACTCTTTACCCCCGAATTTTTCATTCGGCTTTTGAAGAATCTTATGTTGCCCGTTTAAATAATTCTTTAAATTCATTACATTCATTACTCTTTGTTGATTTGTTACTGATTGCACTTCCTCAACAAACCAATCCGAACGCCCTTCATATTTTTCTTTTATGTATTCTTTAAGATTCATTCTATACATCCCCTTTCGTAAAAATATAAAAGTCGTCACTATGCAAGTGACGACCAATAAAAAAGGAGTGAATGAAACATTCACCCCTGCGTCATATTAGTCGCACCCCTACAACTCTGATAGTATATGTAAGATTCAGCGTGCAACTCTGTTTTTGACTGTGTCATATGTCATCATCAAATATCAACATAATATTTCGCCTGTTTCATGGCTTGTACACATAATGCCATTGCCATTACCATATCATCATGATAATTATTTCCTTTTTTGTTTCCCATCTTTCCTTTGTTATCTTCTTGGTAAATCTTCATTTCCTCAAGCGTACGTACACATTCAATATTGATATAACCAAGTTCAAACGCCTGTTTTAAATCTTCTATAATTATCGGTTTGGTAATTCTTGTTGTAGTGAAACCTCTTTGCATTTTACGTTTTCCACGTTGGTCAAAAATCTTTTCTTTCATTAAGTTTAAATAGCCATGATCTTTAAAAAGTTTCTCAATAAATGGCAATCCTACGTTATTTCTTTCAACTGCTGTGAAAGCGTAATTGTAAAATCTTAAAAGCGAATTTGCTATTTCAGCCATCTTGTAAACTGGAATGTTGTTTGAATACCAACTTGCAACTTGTTGACCATCAGCGTCAATAATACTAATTGCTGTATAATCGTTGTTACCTCCAGTACCCGATGCAACGTCTACGCCTGCATAGTGTCTTATTTTCGGTTTCGGTAAATGGTAAATGAAAAGATTTTTATTGACATACGGTTTAAGAATATCAGGCAATATGTCATAAACCTCTTTTGTTTCAATTGGAGGAATGACATGTTGCAACCGTTCAATAATCTTTGCAGTATCAAATACACTCTTTGACGTTTCCATAAACGCTTCATCTGGTGTCGTTGGAAACTCACGTCTAAATTTTTCAAGGGAATTTGTCGCTATGTAATATCTACGAAACATCAACTGACGATATGTAGCACCGTATTTATCTCTTAAAACCTTTTCATCGTGATCTAAATCCTCATAAGTCATTCGTCTACCGTTGTTATTCGCTTTAAACCACGCTTCCGCCTCATCGAATGTATGGCGGAATTGCTGAATATACGCTTTTGCCAGCCATGAGTAGAAATGCGCTTTCCAAACACTCTCTTTATCTCTATACGCTTTCATGAACATTTCTTGATAGGTATTGTAACCATAAGCAGTTGATTCAATAATGATTGCACTGGATTCGTTCTTTGCTAATGCAGGAATACACGTTGCAATGATTTCCTCTTGTACGTCATGCGGATACTTCGCCATTTCTGAAAGATGTATTAATTGGAATGAATTTCCCGAAATAGCATCTTCTCCTTGCGCAGTTGCGATGATGATTCGACTGCCATTGTCTAAATACAACTCATCCCTATTATTAAGAAGTGCTTTAGGGAATATATTACCATACTTCTCATGCGGTAAATTCTTATACATCTTTTTCAATTTCACGAATAAACTTTTTGAAACAGAAGCATGATGTGTCATGATGATATAGTTTGTATCGGGCTTGGTACATGCTGAATAAAGCATGTATGCAAGAGATAGAGTAGTAAATCCTATTTGCATTTACCTTCGTGCAAGTTCGCTACGCTTGCACCGTCCATTACGGACTGCTCTACATTGCTGTAGAGATGAGACCATATCATATACTTGTCTTATGACAAGTATCCCCCCGTTTCGAGTGCCAATCGCTTGCACCCTACGAGCAAACGCTCTGGTCGTTACACCTTCCCAACATATGTGTCTCTCGACATGATATGTGGGCTTGGCTCGGTGTTGTCCCTGTGGGAGTTTCACCGAATTAGAGGGGTTAAAGTATGCCATCGCTGACATACTGCGCCATTTATTAACGCCCTTTTAGGATTATATTGTACTTTGACATCTCATTCATGAATTGTTCCTGCTCTGGATTCAAAATAAAAGGCACTGTATTGCCAAAGTTATCAACGATTTTTATAAAATTTTTCGCAAAGAGTTTAAAATCGTTCATAATGATTTTTAACTTTGCTTCTTTTGTTAATTTTTTAGTCACGATCTCACCTCCTGTAAACAAAAAAGAGTGTCATTTATGACACTCCTTAAAACCGACATATTGTCTATTTTAAATTTCTAGATCGTCATCCTCTTCTTCTTGCACTTCTTCTTGTTTTGTTTTATTACTCCGATTCATCTCTTTTTGAAGTTGTGTCATGTCTTTATGTAATTGCAAAAAGAGTTTCACGGCTTTTTCATCGCCTTGTTTTGCCTTTTCTGAAACAACATCATATATTGCTTCAAGGTCTCGTTGCATTTTGCCACGCATATAAATCAAGTACAATTCAAAATACTCATCCGTTTGTTCCCAATTGTGAAACGTTGTGAAAGTACGTCTATCCGCCCATTTCAAAAATTCTTCATCTGTCATGGCCAAAATATGTGCATTTTTAGGTGTCCGTATTTGAAACTTTCGCATAAAGTACGCTCTTTTGCGCCAGTCCACTTTTTCAAGTGCTTTGTGTATGCCTTGATTTCTCATTTTATCTCCTCCTTTTTTGTCTGACAATAAAAAATGAACTAGCAAAATGCTAGTCCATTAATCTAATTCATCAAGAAAACTTAAATCATCGTCATCATTATATACTTTTCGTTTTTTCTCTATTTCATCAAGGAATTGCAATAATCTCGATTGACGGTCTTGCTGTTCTTTCTGTTCCTCTTCTCTTTTCTTTTCATCCTTTTCCCATTCTTCCATAACAATAGTAGCAATATCAATTATTTCTCTTTCTTTTTTCTTCTTACTAATAACTTTCTTTTCTTCTTTTCGTTCAGGAAAAAATTCATCAAATACTTGATCTTTAATTTCTTCACATTTTGACAATGTAAGCATTTCACATGTTTTCACATGCTCGATATAAAGTTCCCATCCTCTATGAATCATATCTGGACGATTTTCGTATCCAAGTATGCCGTTTTCATATATGGTAGGTTGAAAAATTTGTATTTCTACTTCTGTTTCAAGATGTTGCCCATAATACGAATAGAAAATACAATCAACCTCATTCACATCAATCGTATCAATATTCTTTTCATCAACCGCAACAATAGTGCCATCTTTTAACCGCACCGCATTTGTCATTTGTTTCAGCATTTCTCTTTCTTGCTTCCGTTTTTCATCTTTTACTTTCTCTTGTGCTTCTTTCATTAGTGATTCAACTATATATTTCCCTTTTTCATTTTTGCTAATTGCATTAATTCTAAACTCTGCCTGCTTTTTCAATTTCTCGTCATTTGTTGTGAGATAAATATAAAAATCATCAACTGTCAATTCCGAACCTTTTACATACCAATTATGCTCTCTTTCCTCTTGCTTATTGTTTGTATTTGTAGTATCATTTTCTTGTACAATTTGAACGGTTTCTTTAGATGATGTTGCTGATGTTTCAGTGACATCTTTTTCTTTTTGCTCAACTTTTTGAATATAGTATCTATTCTTCTCTTGTTTTTTCTGATTGCTTCGTATTTCTTCATCTGTGTATCCTCCGATTTTCTTATAAATAATCCCACGTTTACAAACATCTTCAATCATTTCTATTGCGGTTTTTCTCGAAACATTAAGTATACTTGCCCAGTCATTATAAGACGCTTCAAAACCATTTAATTTTTGGTAACGTGCCACACAGAAATAAATATAGCAATCAGTTGCATTTTTAAATGAACGGAATTTTTCATATGAAATGTTTTCAAATCCTTTTGCTTCAATTTCTTTAAATGTAATATATAAAGCAGTATTATTTTTAAGTTGATCGGCTTCAAATGAAATAATACCTTTTTGTTTTAAATTCAATAAGCAATTCATAATGATTTTTTTATTGTTGGATTCTTTGTTGCTAAAAGAAATATTTAATGTCTGATTAATTAAATCAACACTGGTTAATACATATTCTTCATATGTTCTATTTGTGTAAAGATAGCAATAAATATAAAATTCATCTTGTGTTAATTTATATTGTGAAGAATAATCAGCAAATGAATTATAACATTTAATAAACATATACAATTTCCCCTTTCTTGATTAATTTTAATTATTGAATAACTAATTTTGAATAACTACTTACTTAAAACTAAACAGAAAACTTACTCAACTATCCTTCTATGTAAGTAAGTTTTCTCTGTATTTATAGTATTCTATGTATTACAGTGTAAATTTCGTCATTTTTTTGCCGAAAATTACACCACCCCTAGTGTAAATATCGGCAAAATTTTTCCGATTTTTACACCACCCTAGTGTAATTTTGGGAAAAATTTTTCCGTTTTTTACACTAGTGTATTTTCCGTCACTTTTTTGCCCGATTTTACACTAGCATGATATTCTTTGATCGCTCGATTTAGTTCATCCGTTACAGGAAAAAGATAGAATTTTTTCAGTGTTCTGTCTGCATATGCTTTCGTAATGTATTCAATATTCTTTTTATATCGCAAAAAATCAGCCAGTCGTTTGTCATAGCAAAAGAAGTATTTTTTAGCCATTTCTGATTACCTCCTAGCAAAGTGTTGTATATTTCATTTTTCTTGTTCCAGTAAGCGCAAATGAAATTAAATTCGGTATCTGATCTTTTGATTGAATTTGATATGTGTAAGCGTCTTGTGTTTTGAATTGTGCCAGTAAACTAAATTGCTTATTAGGTAACTCTATCGGAAAATCAAAAAACCCTTGCAACTCTGCAAGGGCTATATCTGTTTCTAAATATCCTTCATTATTCAATTTAATTTTTGATTTAAGATTGTACTTTTGTTGAATATGTAAATAATCGGCTTTTGTTGTTTCGTTGAGTAAATCAATCAATTCATCAAAACCAAGCAAATGTAAATATGTATTATGTACTTTTCTAAACTTGTTAGAATAATGACCTAAAAATGATGAATCAATTGCAAGAAGAATCATTTTCCCTTCTTTTGTTGCTGGTAAAGGTAAATCATAAAAACTCCACATGGTTAATGTTGTGGACATTGCATATTTCTTTGTGTAGTTTCCTGCATGTACCTTCAATAAAGCGTTAACATTTGCTGTAAGAGGATTTACATAGTCATTTTCATTAATTCTTACAACATGATTACACCAAGATTTTCCTTTATGCAATGCTAAATCAATCCCAATTGCCTTCCGTTTATCTTCTTTATCAGCAACGAATATATTTCCAAAATCATAAAAGTAATTAATTTCATTTCCTTTTACATATTTTTCAATAGCACAACCTACAAGCGAATCCAAATCATCTGTTAAAATAAGTGTATTTTGTTTTGGTGTATAGTCCGAACACCAAGCAGGGAATAGTTCTCTAATTTCTTTCTTCATCTAGTTCAAGTGAAGAGAAGAGAACACTCCCACAACTCCTTAAAACAAAACAGTAAAACAACAATATAAAACGTCAATAAACCACTCACTGCCATTAAGCAATGAGTTTCCTCCTTTTATTCCGTTGAGATTTTTGTTGGAATAAAAGGAGTGTGGTTTATGACGTGTTCCGCAAATTCTCTTTCACTCTTTCACCTCCATTTTCTTTTTTTTTGGATAAAACGTGAATTTTATTTTTCATCTATATAGCGTCTATAAAGTTCAACTTTCTCTTTAGACATGCCACATTCTCCACGTTCATAGCGACTTAATAGAGATTGCGAGCAGTTCAATACTTGTGCTAGTTCCTTTTGTGAAATCTTCTTTTTCCTGCGTTTGAGTAAATACTCATCACGCAATTTGATATTCATCTCCTTCACCTCCAATCAAAAATATGAGTAAATTTTTTATAAAAAAAGAGGACACAAGCATTAAGCAAGTGTCCCCTTTTTGGCTCTATGTATTTAATTATTCAGTAACCGTAACAACTGCAACTGCTTTCGGGCTAGCAACCTTAAGTGTTGCTTCTGCAATTACTTGCCCTTTTACACTGTCGCCTGTTTTTGCCAATGGCTCGAATGCAGGTTCGCGGAGATACACAAGATTAATATACGCATCATTGAAGAAAATTGCTTTGTCGGCTGGTACATGTTTAGAAAGTACTAAATTAACAGTGCCGTAATTAGTTTCAATCGAATCAACAACTAAACCGAAATTTGTAGTTTTATGCTGGTAGTTGTAACGATCTTTATAAATTGCGTCAATTTGTTCTTTAATATCGGCATTTAGTAATGCATAATATGTACCTTCTGCAAGATCTTGTTCCCAGAGTTTACGCATTACTTGTTTTACATCATCTTCTGTAACTGTGCCTTTTACATTAACCGCATTTGCTGGATCTGCAAATTCAATTAATCCTGCCATTTGACGTTTATATGGAGCAGTAGAACCATCATTTTTAATCCCGTTAATTAGTTTTTTCTCAATATTCACTTTAAGTTCAAGCAAACGGTCATTTACTTCGTTTGCAAATTGTGTAGATTGCATAGCGATAGCAGTACCGCTTACACTTACACCCTTTTTGAAAATTTCGAGCACGTTATTGAGTTCTCTGCGTCCGCTCTCAACAAATACAGTTGTATCCTCACCCTCAACTGCTGAAATATCTTCATCATGAGAAAGTGTTTTTTCACGCCATGTGTAAATTGTGGATGTTGCTTTTTCAGTATTTCCTTTAGCCAAAAGCGAAGTTAAAGGAGTTGCTTGTACCCCAATAACCGCAATTTCTTTTGAAAGATTAACAAGTTCAGCATTTGTATAGTTTGTAGATTTGAACATATTATCATCCTCCTATTAATTATGGAATAATTTAGAAAGTTTAACTGCGATCATGCCAGCAACATTTTTTTCTTTTTCATATTTTGAGTATTCATCTGTTTTGGCATGGTCAGCAGGAATATAACCAGTAGAAACTTTAATATTATTCACAATTTGTGTTAATGTTTTAATTGTTTCATTTAATTCTTTTTCATCAGAAACTTTGACGATTGAAGCAAACTGTTCAAGTCCTGCTTCTTTTAACGCCAATTTTACTTCCTTCTGCCATAACTCTTGCTGTTTCGCTTCAATCTCTTTTTGTTTTTCTGCTTCTTGTGAAAGCATTTGCTCCATTTTCTCCATCTTTGAAACGAGTTCAAGATATGTTTTCATGTCTACTGTTTGTTGTTGATCTTGTTGTTGATCTTGCTGTTGAGTTTGATCTTGTTGTTGGTCTTGAGTTGTTTCAGTTTGAGTAACTTTTTTATCATCCATTAATATCTACCTCCATTTTCATTTTGAGAATTGAATTTTTACCGAATCCCTAACGAGAATCGGCTTATTATTGTAAATTCCCGAAAACTCAAAGATAATTTCACTTTGATTCATCGGGAGTACATAATCAAAACAAAAAATCCCCACATTCTCTTTGTGGGAATCATCTAAAATAAATTCTTCAATCAATTGTTTATTAATGTCATAGATAGATAATTTCACATCTTTCGGCTCAACTGCTGTGCCATCAAACGTTTTAAAATGACATTTCAATCTAACTGTATCGCCTGCCAGTGCCATCATATCACCTCCACACTGGAAGGATTTTCGATTGCGTATGTATTAGATAAATTTTCTTCATGATGAATATAAGCATATATTTTCAATATTTCTTTTTTCGTCTGACAATAAATATTCGTTTGAATCGGCTTTGTGAAAATAAAAATATTTCTATCTTCATTTTTTGTAAGCGTTTGATTTTGCTTTATAACCGTTTCAAAACGGATAGGTAATATAAAACTATTCACTGATACAAATTCACGTCTATGACGATTTACAAGCGTCTGAATGTGTTTTGTGTATGAAGTAACTTCCCGACTCTCTTTTTTCGCTTGTGTTTGCAGTTGTACAGAAGATGAAATGTGTTTTGCGTATGATACAGTTTCCCGATTTTCTTTTTTTGATTGTGTGCTTCTATTAGTATTAGAAGTTATTTTTTTAACATATGAAATGACTTCAATATACATAAAAAATCACCGCCTTAATTAAGCGGTTTGTTGCGGTACTTGAATTTTAACGTTCAATGTCAACTCATCTTGTGCAGTTTTAAATGTGAAAGGCGTAAATGTTTCTTCTGTCATGATTCTATTTTGAGTATCTAATACTTGAATTTTTTGCACCGTTGAAGGAATAGAAACATTAGCACCAGTGATTTTTAATGAGATTTCTAAAACTGGATTCGATTCAACTTCGACTTGTTCAGTGATTGGCTCACCGAAATCGTTAACGCCTGTTACCCTTTCTTCTTTAGATCTTGTATGTGCCCATCTTGCTTTAGTGCCATCAATCGTTGTTGAGAAAATTTGTTTATTAGAAGCATCTAACAATACAATCTTATTCCAATTTTTTACGATATGCTCACGAATAGAAATGTAACCATTTGACTGAATTTCAGCCATTCATTGACACCTCCAATTTCTCAATTTTTTGCTCAATTCGTTCGATTGCTTGAACGATACGTTCTTGTGCTTCATTTTGCTTTTCGATTTGTGCGAGAAGTTTCTGTTCACGTTCTTTTGCTTCTTTTCGTGTATCAATCAGCAACCAAACGAAAAGTACACCAAATACACCGTTTGAAACAAATTGCTCAATTGGAATAGATGTTAAATCCATTTTGTCAACGCCTCCTTTCCAAAAAGATTAAAAAATATGAGTAAAAAAGAGATAAAAAAAGAGAGTAGGCAAAAAGCCCACTCCGTAAAGAAAATGGAGGCGAAAAAGCGAAAGAACCTGTGAAAATGGCAATTGACGCAAATCACAAAAGAATCTCGTATTGTGAAGGAAGGAGATACCCTTCATTGAATGTCGATCATGTCGGCACTCAATGAAAAATACCTCCTCATCTTTATATATTTCCTTTAAAGGTTTATTTTTACCGATTTTTTACCCAAAATTATTTACAATTTATTAAAGTCAACTTTTTTTTAAAATAGCCCTCTCATATATAATGACATTTTTTAATAAAGTCAACCTTTTTCCCTTTCATATATAGCGACATATTTTAATAAATAAGGGCAATTCAATATTTTTCCCTTCATAAATAGGGACATTTTTTAATAAATACATGTAAATTTTTATCATTTTACCCACATGAAATTTTATAGTATCCATAATATAGGTTTTTTACGGAAAATTTTTTACGATTTTTCCTTAAATTATCGCATTTTTTACAGATTGACTGTTTACCTTCCTTAGTAGACCATTATCTCAAAATTGGCTTCAGACCGCATGGCTCTAGGGCTCAAGGTAATTTTCAGAAAATTTATTTTTCTAGAGAAGCGTAAAAAATCCTAGTGACTCTAGGCATTTTAGTGATCTTCTAAACCGTTTCATTTTCTCGCTACCAATTTACCTTCCTTTGTAGGCAATTATCTCATTTTATGAGAAATTCAAATATCATTGATATTATTGAATTTTTTATACTTAAGTGGAACGCTGAGTTTTTACCTTATGTATATAGTAATAATTCAAGTATTTATTTTGTCACTTTTTCGTCACTCTATATATATAAGTAATATTTCAAGTATTTTTGACAGTTTTTCCTTAAAAGTATATACCCCTCTATAATATATAAGGCGAAATGAAAAATTTTTAGGATTTTTCGTCACTCTATATATAAGTAATAATTCAAGTATTTATTTTGACAGTTTTTTTACGAACCCTCTATATATAGTAATTTTTCAAGGGTGATTTTTGACAAATTTTCCTTAAACATCCCTCACTATATTTCATACTACAAAAAATTCTTAATTTCTCCCATTTTTTTGACGTAATTTAAGCATCTTCACATACAATACGCATATATTCTGCATCAAGCATATTATTCACGATTCCCCAGAAATAGCCGAAAATGTTCCGCACTTTGCGCCCACGTTTTATATTACGTACCAATTGTTTAAATGAATCAATAGCCAACGTAATACGATCATTCTGCGTATAATACAAAAGTTTCCGTGTTTGGATATGAATTATTTTCCAAAACTCTTCAATCGTCTTATAGTCGTCATAAAAACACTTCACAAGATCACGAAATTCGACTGGTACTCTATTACTTGTGAATGAAGCGTCTAATTGTGAATATTGTGGATATTTTTTATCGCTACGTTTATCTATAACATCTTGATTGTTAGTTTCTAAAAGATTGCTAGTTTCATATGCTCCGTCAATTTTCGTATTTTCTGCTACGTCAATTGTAGAAGAAATAGAAACATTTTGCGACTGGTAGCGTTGAAATACATAGACATTGTGTGCTTGTTTGCCGTTTTTGAATGTATTGTAGACGACAATTAAACCGAATTGTTTTGCTTTCCGCAACATACGTTCAAATGTAGAACGAGAAATTTCTTGACCTGCTTCATGACATGCCGATACAATAGTTGCGATCTTCGCATTACAAACGCCAGCGACTTTTGCTGAAAAGCGAATAAGACGCTTTAATGCGATCAATTCCGATTTAGTGAATTTAGATTTTAAATCAATCATCCATTGTTCGATGTTGTTGTTAAAATCATTTAAATCACGAAATTGTGACAAATGCTTAAATTGCTCAATGTTACCTGCTTTCATAAAAAATATGCCCCCTATGGTATATTTTTAGGGCATACTCAATACACAAACACCTTGCCTATTTTTTAAAAATGGTGTATGCTTAACTTAACGGAGTTTATATTGAGTATGCCTTATTTTATTGGGAGTGATGTTGGCGCATCACTCCCGATTTTTTTGTTACTGTGCAAAATTCAATGCTTCAAACGCCTGTTGTGCATCTTGAAGTGCTTGCTCTTGGAATGACGTATCTTTACCTTCACGCTTTGCTTGTTCAATATCTTTGCGAATGTGCTGCATATGTGAATATAGCGCAACTTTTATTGTGACGAGTTCGTTTTCAGTGAGTTTTAATATTTTCATCATGCTACCTCCTTCTTCTACTTGAAAACACATTTTCAATAGGCGAAAATGTTTTATGCTTTTCGACTACATCATCAGAAAATAGATTGACGTATTGTTTCACCATTTCCATTGACGAATGACCTAGAACCGCTTGGAGTTCAAATATTCCAGCGCCCGCTTCAACGGAAAGTCGTGCAAAGGTGTGTCTGAATTTATGGCAAGTCGCATGGATACCACATTTCTTGCCATAGGATTCAATTTGCGCCTGCATTTGACGTTTGGTTAAAGGAGTGTCATCAATCGAAACAAATAGATAATCATGATCTAATACGCCACGAATGGATAAATATTTTTTTAATTGCTCTTTCATTTGTTTTTGAATCGGTACATATCGTTGCCTATAACCTTTTGTATTTTGGATAAGGATTCGGGAACGTTGAAAATCTATGTCTCCTAATCGAATCCCCACACATTCACTTGCTCGTATTCCTGTTTCAAGTAAAAGCATCATAATTGTTAAATCCCTTACACCAGTAAACGTTCTTAAATTCGGCTGTTTAAAGAGGATATGAATTTCTTCTTTTGTAAAAGTCGGCACTGCTTTCTTTCGGTCTTTGAGTAATTTAATTTCATGAAAAGGATTTTGTTTTTTAGAAATGATTTTTTCACGTTCAAGAAAATTGAAGAATGCCCTTAACGAGCGAAGTCGAGTATTGATCGTTACCGTTTTACAATTTTTCTGATTCTTCATATACAAAATGACATTCTGTTTAATGATTTCGGGTGTCATTCTGTAAATATTAACTTCAATTTCTTGTTCACGAAGAATCTTATAGAATACCGATAATTCATTTCTGTAATACTGAATTGTTTGAGGGCGACAATTCCGTATTTCGCAATCTTCAAGGAATTTTTCTAACGCTATTTGAAAATCAATAGCATCAGATTGGATATAGTTTGTGTGCATTTCAAAAATTTCATCAGGGGATAAATTATTATTACGCCTTGCCAAAATATCACCCTTTCAGCAAGTCGTATGAGGAATACTGAATCAGATTTTTCAATGGGGAATCGTATGAGGATAAAATAAAAAAGGATTCCCACATCTTGCAGGAATCCTTGATACATCAGTTTTTCGATGCCGATGGTGGGAGTCGAACCCACACGGGGGGCTACCCCACACGATTTTGAGTCGTGCGCGTCTGCCAGTTCCGCCACATCGGCGCGACATCTACCATTATATCTTCTTAACTTTTGTTTGTCAATAAAAATTTATTCATTAGATGGAGGCGGCACCCGGATTCGAACCGGGGGTAAAGGTTTTGCAGACCTCTGCCTTACCACTTGGCTATGCCGCCCTAGTCAAAAGCGGAAGACGGGACTCGAACCCGCGACCCCCACCTTGGCAAGGTGGTGTTCTACCGCTGAACTACTTCCGCAACATTGGCTGGGGTAGCTGGATTCGAACCAACGCATCACGGAGTCAAAGTCCGTTGCCTTACCGCTTGGCTATACCCCAATGCCATTTTTCAAGGGCGACTAGTGGGAATCGAACCCACGCATGCCAGAGCCACAATCTGGTGCGTTAACCACTTCGCCATAGTCGCCATGATAAGAGTGGCAGGGGCAGTAGGAATCGAACCCACACCGGAGGTTTTGGAGACCTCTGTTCTACCATTAAACTATGCCCCTTTGTTTAAATGGTGGAGGGGGACGGATTCGAACCGCCGAACCCAAAGGGAGCGGATTTACAGTCCGCCGCGTTTAGCCACTTCGCTACCCCTCCAAGAATGGTGCCGACTGCAGGACTTGAACCCGCAACCTACTGATTACGATTCAGTTGCTCTACCAATTGAGCTAAGTCGGCATAATACGGATCAAAAAATGAACAGGTTCATTCTTAATATTTCATGGTGGCTCGGGACGGAATCGAACCGCCGACACAAGGATTTTCAGTCCTTTGCTCTACCGACTGAGCTACCGAGCCGTATGTTATTTTTTAACTCGCTCGTTGATTGCTCTATGCCTCTTCCTCTACCAGCTGATTCAAAAATGATCGATGCGTCGAGGCAACTCGCAGCAAACTCGATTATGCTGATGCTCGTCTCTACCGACTGAACTGCCTTATCCTTACTTTACCTAATTAAAGATGGCGGTCCCGACGGGACTCGAACCCGCGATCTCCTGCGTGACAGGCAGGCATGTTAACCACTACACTACGGGAC